GTAAAGCCACTGGTGGCATAAGATAGTGACTGTGCCGCAGCCTGATTGTTGCCTGCATTAGCAAAGTTGCCCGACGCTTTAGCATCAAGGATGGCCTTGCCTACCTGCGGTGCCCCGGCCACAGCCGCAGCCGAAGCTACGCCAAGTGCCAGCAAGTCGCCCCAAGGGCTGTAGCTGGTAGGGCCAACGTCAGTTCGGTCAATGTTGGCTGCGATGAACTGCCTGTCCATGCCGCCGTAGGCGTCTGCCATCAGCGCCCCGGCGTTGTCTGTGTAGTTCACAAGCTGCGCGCGCTGATCGCCCGCTACCAGTGAGGATTTCTGGGCGGCAGCGGAACGCATGGTCTGGTTGTAAGACTCCACACTAGAGCCGCCAATGCCCGCTGCTGCTGCTTGGGCGGTAGCAGCCCCAGCCTGTTCCGCCATCTGTAGCATACCCATAGATGTTGCAAGGGTATTGCTATCGACCATGCGGGCTAGGTTGCCCTGCATAGCCGTAAACTGCTTTCCAGCCGCGTCCACCTTAGCGCGGTTTCCGAGCGACTGGGAGACAGTCCCGCTATTAGCAATAGCGGCCTCTTTGGCGTTGGCGGCGCTTTGCAGCTTTGTCTTTGCGCGCCCCACATAAGCGGCCCCAACCACCTGATCTGTGGAAATCAGAAAATCAAACATTAGACCCTCCGTGTCCTGTAGAATAGATTACCCGCCCATTCGAGCGAGGTTACGGTTAGAGGCAGCCAGCGTATCGACGCAACCGTGAAGTCACAGGTTTTAGCTGACTTGCCCACAGGGGCTGTTAACTCTTTCGAGATTAGCGGTTGCCTACCCGGCTGGATTACAGTGACGGCTCGGCCAGTGAAGTGTAGAGCAGTGCTGGTTACGTTCGTGGTGCGGTCAGTAACGGACACAGACAGCCCCCCGGTGTCCGCCAGCCCCATGGTGACGAACGATAGGGTAAGCACACCGCTAGTAAGGGCCACTCCGTTCTTATCCTTTATTGTAGGATTGCTCGGCGTCCAGCTAGAGGTATACTCATAACCTTCCCAGAGATTACCAACCTCGTTTGGGTATGCCGCAGCGACCTCGTCGGGGGCACCCCCTACAAATCGGAACTCTCCAACGCCGCCTATAGCAGCCACTGCCAACCCGCTACCGTATGGCCGGAGGCTGTCCAAGTAAGGCTGACGGCTTAGCGCGCTGTCCCTGACAAACTGCTCACAAGCAATCTCGCCGCCACCGCCAGTCCGCTGGCGCATGGTATACACCAAGATGGTCGGCCCATCGTAGCCTAGGCCACAGATAGCGCCCACCTGCTCTGCCCATTCCCAATGCCCCCAGCTATCCCACCGGCGCTGCCCAGAACTGGCATCATCGAGATACCCGTAGACATACACCCGATTTCGTGAGTAGCTCGTGCGGAGCATCAGTAGGTTCGGGGCCGTCATAGCCAGCATCTCCACTGGAGCGCCCTTTAGGTAGGTGTCCAGCGCGATAGATACTGTCTGGCTGTCTGTGACCTCGGACACAACTCCCGGCTGCAACTGGTGCACACTGGTAGTCTCTGCTGCGCCATCACCGGAACTCTTGCAATAGAACACGTAGTTACCCGCGCCTTCCGGCTCGGCCTGCGTAGTTCCGGCAAACTTAGTAACGATGGCCACCCCCCCGTTAGTAGCAGTAAACGTCTGCTTCCCCGGCAGGGCATACTGAAAGCGATCACCAAATAGGAACAAGTTCTTGTCGAACAAGTCCCAGTAGTGGATTGTGTCGTCCTCCGCCCCCAGAGCGTAACCTTGCCAAGGATCATCGTCTTGGATGCTAAGCACAGCTTTGCGAAAGAAGTTCAGATAATCTCCATTACGGCTAAGCTGGATGCTGCTGCCAGCAACAACACCGAGACGATCCTGAAATACGAACATGCAGGTTATCTTCTTGCCGAAGAAGTCAGGAAGCGGCGAGGAGCCATCATCCCCAACTGCGCTGGCCGTATATCCCGGAACGGTTAGCCCGGTCATGCTTGCCAAACTAGCAGGCGACCCAGCGATGCACAACGCCCCCTCATGGACTGTGGCCATACAGAACACGAACTCCGGGGTCCATAGGTAGCCCGCAGTCTCTTCCCACACTACCTCGGTAAACCCTGTGGACACACCATCCTTAGCCACTGCCTTTAGGTAGACTGGATAGGCGAACTTGTCAGTCTCCGGCTGGACCTTAACGATCTTACCTGCGAAGTGCCTAGAGGACACTTGGGTGACATTGTTAACAATATTGCCCACACCTCGCGCCAACGAATCGTCGCCACCATCGTCTATCGACAGTTCGGCGTAGTCGCCCGATACTATCACGTATGCCCCACTATAGGTTACGCCCGTAGCGCCTGCGGCTGTTAGTGCCTCGGCTAACTTCTGGGCCACGTTCTCCGGGGTTGCCGACGCTGCCGCCGTTCCGATCCACGCAGTGACCGCACTGTTGTATTCATTCAGCCGGTTGTTGTAGTCACTCTGATACGCGTCGCTATCTGGGTCGAGGTCAGACGTGTCAAGCACACCTTGGTAGGCGCTCTTGTCTGTCTTGTAGGTCGCAGTGACCGTAGTGTTATCCGTTTTGGTTAAGGTCAGCGTAAATGTGCGCGAGTAGGCACCGCCTCTAATCCACGCTACAAGGTGTGCCTTGTTGGATGTTGCTCCCCAACTATCCACGCCGGAGGCAGTAGGCACTGTGGCGTTGCCTGCCATATACAGGAAGCGCCCCACATTGGCAGAAGCACTAAGGCCTCCCGACGCTAACGCCGCTGTAGCTGCTAAGGCATCCATACGCACGGGCAGGAACGCCTTGTTAGCCTTGTCGTAGCAGAATGCGAAAGTAGCAGCGCTGCCCGCATCCTTACGGGCAATCAGGTCGTAAGAGTTGCCGCCAACGAAGAACGGGATCGCCACACTGTTGGCGGTCTCCTGCACAGCCTGTGCGTATGGGAGCGCTACGGGCAGGCTTCCAGCGTGAACCGATCCATGCCTACGGGATTTGCCCCTAACGGGGTCGTCCACCATGTTAACTTGGGCCGTGGACTGGCCAGCGCGGCGATTTTGCAGAGCCTGTTCGCTCACCCCGCCTACTACGTTTTCGTAAGAGCCAGAAACACGGGCCATTAGTTATCTCCTACCCATGCGGGATATATCCAGCTATGCTGGCATTGGCGAGGTTAGAGCCGATAGTATCGAACTCTGCGATGTTCGGCCTAGCTAGGCGGTTTAGGTTCATAGAAGATAACTCCCGCTTGCCGCACTGGATCATGGCCAACTTGTAGTTGCGATCCAGAATAGCCGCCTTAGTCTGGTCTACTTCGTAGTTCTCCCCAAACTCTAGCTTTGCGGAGGCTAGGATCAGTGTCTGTGCCTCTGGTGGGCACTCCTCAAATGGAACCTCACGGGTCAACTTTAGGACTACCGGAGCGGTAAACGTGTATTTTGTTGCGGTTGCCCGGTCATACGGCTTGTAGAGCTTGCGCCCACGCACTACGTAATGCTGGCTGCCGTTAACTGGGTCTGCGGATAAGCAGTCGTCAGGAATGCGGATAAAGCCCGATGTGTCCGGCGCGATCTCCACTAGCTCCCGGTTGAACCACCATCCCTTCTGTTGCTCTCGTGTGTTGGCCATGTTCAGGCTGAATACCGCCCCAGAGACAAACTCGTTGTCGTCGTCTAGGCTGTTAACCCGCAACTGGGCGAGAAGGCCGAGCATGGCGTTAACGGCGTCTAGTTTTGACATCGCCATTTAGCCCAAACTCCAAAAAGGCCCGGAGTGGCGGTTAGGCACACTCCGGGCGGGTAGCTGATTACGGGAGCAGGATTGCACCCGCATACTCTGCGCGGTCAGGCGTAACGCCAAAGGCGCGCTCACTGTCCACAAACCACGACTTGTAGATATTGTCGTAGAAGAGGTCGCTGCGCAGTGCAACGGTTTCGCCAGCAAGGAAGGCGCGCGGCGATACGGCCACGCCAACAAGCTTAGTGAAGTCGCCGTCGTAGGCGTTCGAGTTAGCAGTGTTGGACAACTGGTGGCCAGAGATAACGCCGTTTGGCAGGTTGTTGGTGTCCACAATGGGGCAGCCGAAGCCGCGCAAGACCATAGCGCCCTCAACCGTAGTGCCACGGGCAGTAACGTAGTTGGAGTTAATCAACTGCTCCGCCTGCAACAGCACATGATAGACCACGGGGTCAACAGCGATGATAACATCGTCGTGGGCGGGATCAACGTCCTTGAGCTTCATGCTAACCATCAGGTCCGAAAGAGCCTGATACATACGCGCGGGGTCCGTCTTATCCCCGATGTCCGACAAGGTAACGGTCGAGCCGCCCGTATAGCCCGAAGGCTTGCCTGCTGTGCTGGAATACTTGCTCTGCGTGAGCATTGCGGCCTTAGCTGCTTGGATGAAGAACGTCTGGTCGAACAGCTTAGCATGGGCCTTGCCGTCCTCGATACCCAGTTCCTCGCGCGCGTCGTAGCTAGTCTGGAAGATTTCCAGAAGAGGCAGCGCGTGGCGCGTGTAGATCAAGGTGTCGATGGTCAAGATGTTCTTGCCCACGTCGTTCTTAGTTGCGGCAGGAGCTTCGCCCGGCGTAACCTTGCCGATGGTGGACGCACCAAAGCCAAACGAGCCGATAGAGTTCGTGCCCAGCACCGGGCGAAGGCTAACGTAGGGCGACAGCACCGAGCGTCGGTCCATCGTATGCTGCACCGTGGTGGAGTATTCCGTAACGGCGGTTGCATTGATGTCGCCGGTCTGGTCAATCTGGCCGGGACGGGTAAGCTGGCTGGTGGGGATGTTCCCAGCGTCGTCAAACAAAGGCATTTAGGTAATTCCTTATCGTTGGAGGCGGCTGCGAAGCGCCTTGTATTCAGGGCTGGCTTCCATCTGGTTGCCGAGTTTAGCGCGGAGAGCGCGCACTGCTGTGCCGTAGTCTCGCGGATTGAGCGGCTGGTTGCCTGCCCGCTCTCCCGCTCCTGCGTTAGGGGCGGGGTCACGCGGAGTTACCGTAGTGCCTGACGCGCTACGATACATCTGGGTGAGCAGCGCTGCGGCTGCGCGGGCCGCGATTGGCCCGCCGTCGATCATGCGGTTAATCTCCGCCTTCTCTTCCTTGGAGGCGTTAGCAGCAGCCCACTTGGTGACTTCTGCCCATACCTCGGCCCCACCCGCTGCCGCGAGGATTGCCTGTTCGGACTTGGCCTTTACGGTAGCTGCCTGTGCGGCTGTGCGCTCGAACGCATCCTTTCCAAGGGCAACCATCTTCTCCCATCCACGGGCAGTATCGCCCATAGCTGCTAGTTTGGCCTCAAGCACAGCAAAGTTGCCTTTAGCTGCCTCCAGCATGGCAGGGTCGTCGCCTGCAATGCCCAGCCCACCAACGAAGCCTAGAGCCACATCTAGCCCGGCGTCGCCGGTGGCCGCGTAGTCATAGGTAACACCCTGATCGAGTGTCTCGGACGGCGGAATTGGCGCTGGCTCCGCCTGTGCTGGCGATGCCTCGGCTTGTGCCGCTGGTGCCTGCTGTTGGGCTGCCTGTGCAGCCGCTGGGGCTGTGCCCTCGATAGTTTCAGTAGTAGTTTCAGTCGTCATGGCTTACTCCTTTGGTGGCCCCTTTGCGACCTGCTGGGCGCTGGCGGTCACAAGGGACTGCTCCGCCATTGCCTGCTGCTGCGCCTGCATAGCAGCCTGCTGCTCTTGGGCGATCTGGGCCTCGGATTTAAGGTATAGGGTGGCGTCGATCCGGCGGGGGAGCGCAAGCGCCTCTACGATCACGCGCATGTTCAGGATTTGCTGGATTGGCTCCGGCAACTGGGACACGGCGGCAAGATCGGCCAGCCATAGCTTCAAGTCCTCTAGGTCGCCAGAGCGGGACAGTGCGTCCATGCCCGTGATGATCGTAACGGTAAAGTCTTCGAGGATGGCGGGATTAACTCCTGCCAACAACCAGCCTGCCAACGGCCCTTGAAAGTCTCCGGCAATACGCGAGTATGCGCCCCCAAGGGCTGTCTCAAGCTCTTGCGCTGTTTGCCGGATTTCTTCGGCGGTAACGCGCTCGGCTTGTCGGACCAGCATGGACGAGAGTAGGAACCCCCGCCCAATACGGTTGACATACTCGGAGGCAATCGCTCCGATGGTCTGTAGATCACCGCGCTTGCTACTCTCAACTAGGTAGAGATCGTCCTTGTTGCCAGCTAGGACGTCGCCATTGCGGCTATTAACGAACTCTGGGATAGAGGTGGTTCCAGCGGGATTGGCAAGCCAGCGAAACTCGCTAGACAGGATAGCGTTCTCTGCCTGCGCCTTGCTCATTTGGGAGAGGCCCGCAAAGTCGTTAGCGTAATCTTCAACGAGGCCGGTGCCGTAGTGGTGCCCACTAGCCAAGTCCCACGTGAGCGGACGATACGGGCAGTTGCCTTTGGCCCACTTGCCCGAGAACTCCTCCGGTAACTTTACACTCCCAACCCACTGGTCCATAACCATATCGCCAGTAGGCGCGAGGGTCAGCCAGCAGAAGAGTTCCACCGCCTGATTAGGCTGCCTCCGTTGGCGCGCATTCAGGTAGTCCTGCACATCCTGCTCTAGCTCGTCGAACGCCATGGGTTCCCGTGTGACGATCTCCCTAACGCTACCGTCGGACTTTCGCCGCACTACATACTGCTTAATGCCCTTGGCTCGGATAGTCTCCTTGTCTAGGATCAGTAGCACGTTGCCCGTGATGATAAGGTTTTTGATTACCTCATACAACTTTGGCCGGAGCTTGCGCCTATCAAGGAGGTTGGTCGCCTCCTTCTCCGCAGCCGTGACCTGCTGTGCGACGCTGGCGATTACGGCAGGATCACCGTTAGCCGCCGCAGCCAAGGCATCCTTTGTCTTTGGCGTTGCATCTAGCCGCATACACGGTCTGCTCGGCGCGAATAGCGCCAGCATCAGCTTATTGGTAAGGTGATTGACCGACTGCGCCCCGACAGACTGGTAATCGTGGGAGACATCATCGTAGTTCTCGTTGTTGCTATCCGGCAGGCAGACCTTCGGCAAGGTCCACGCAGCATAGCGCTCGTGCCGCTTGAGCATCGTTCGGCGCTTGCCGTCCAGTGCGGAAAACCGCTCTTTAGCTGTAGTCATTACAGGGTAATCCCCGATCCGGCATCGGCAGTCATGCGGAATGATTGCCTAACTGCCTTACGGCGGCCCGTAGTCGCGTCCACCGTGTCCGCTGGGGCAGAGCCGAGCGCAACAGAAGTAGTTTCGGCAGGAGTGCTAAGCAACTCCTGCGCAGCGGAGGCCGCCTTGGTTTGAGCTAAGGTAGCTTGCGTCTGCTGCTGCACGCCCTGTGCCACCAAGCGCTCTTGCTGCGCTTGCCGCTCTAGGGCAGACGCTTGTCGCTTAGCTCCGCTGTTGAGGCCCAAAATGTCTGCGCCAAAGCACATATCACACTCTCCATGCAAGAGCGTGGGCTACGCATTCTCCGCCCGCTCTGCGGTAGAGAGCGGAACACAGCTCGTCGTTGATTGAAAAGAATGTCCCCGCCATTACAGCGGAGCATCCCAAATGCTTAGCGGTATCATGGAGAAACTCCACAACTTCCCCCAAGCTCCCGCCGGGTCCGATCCTTAATACCATGACCTCTTGCAGGATGCTCTCGCCAGAAAACCAAGGCTGACCCTCCTGCCATACCACAAAGAAGCGCTTGTTGATTACGCAAGCGTTAGGATGTGTGAGCAGATAGGCCAGTGCCCGGTGGGGTTCTATAAGACCCGCCGGAACCTTCTTACCGCTATTTTTCAGGTCTCGGAGCGCAGCTAGTGCTCTTTTAGTTATCTGGAAGCTATAACTACTAGCTGGTTCAACTAGCCTCAATGGTGAATCCTTCCCGGATTACTCGTAGGGCTTGCTGTATTCCCAGCATATAGCCAGCTTGGATTTCTGTAGTCTTCTCTGTTACTACTACAGAGGTAAGTTTCTTCTCCAAGTCTTTATAGACAGCGGAGGGAAGTCTAGCTATAATATGGGTTTGCTGGGCGTGGCTCATGCAAGATAACTCCGTTATACTCTCAAATATAGATACAAAGTGATGAACGACACACGCTTTCTCGTATAGGGCTTGAAAATGGTTTACGAGAAAAAATACGGGCTATCCAGCACCTGCTTCAAGTCTAATGCGCCGTCGGCAGGGGGGTTCGGCAGGCCATACGCAGAGGCGAGGCGGTCGAGGGGACGAGAGTTCTCGTGCATCTTGACGAAGGTTTCTCTGATTATGCTGTAGAGCCTCCCAGCGTCTGCTGCGTGGCATCCGAAGTCGTCGTGGATCATTGCGAGGGAAAGCCCTGCATCGGCCCCAGAGCAGGCCACGAGGGCCATGTGTGAGGCGTCTACGCTGTGGACCATGTTAGGGGCGATGCCGTTGCGGTGGCGGTTCCTGTCAGGCTCCCCCGTCCCGATGCCGGAGCGGAGCAGGATTTTGCCAGCCAGTCGGCACACAATGCGGACGCTATCCACCCGCTCATACTCTTGCACCACTGGAAAACCGCTGGGAGCCTTCCATACGATTACTTCGTTGCCGTCCTTCATAATGAGGCTGCTTGCTTTCTGTAGCCACTCCATAGCTTCATCAGCCTTAATGACCACCCGGCTGATCGCTTCCCACACGAATGTGGACAGAAACTGTGCCGCCTGCCCGTATTCGGACTTAACGAATGCCGCTGTGCCAAACTCGTCGCGGCCTAGGCCTGCTTTCAGGTAGTCGCCTACGATGAAGTCTGCGCAGGAGAACCGCGTTGATCCATAAGGCTTGGTCATAACGCTGCGCTTAACTAGCGTTCGGCTGATGCCATGGGCCAGCCACTTATCCCTAAAGTCTGCGTGGCGCAGCGCCCTAGCCGCCGCCTTCTCGTCTTCTAGCCCTTTGGGTGGCTGCCATTCCTTGAGCAGCGTTACCGTGCAGTTCGCCACATCCTGATAAATGTCATTAGGCAGGCGGGCCGGAACTAGGTTCGTCGCCTTGCCGCCGACTTCATCCCGCAGCATGGCCGAGAAGTTTTGCAGGCCGTTGCACGATCCGTCCATACCGACGGGGATATGCGACCGGAACACATCTGGGTTCTGCTTCCAGCGGTGAAACTCGAAGCACCACGCGAGGTATTGGAGAGGGTTGTCGGCCCCCGCCCACAGATCGAAGTTGTTAACCGGGTCCGCCGCAGCCGCCATAATACGGTCCTCGTGCAGGTCTGCCCACTTAACCCGGTCGTCCAGCGATGCCTTGTCGTAGCCATACTTGTTGGCCCCTGCGATCTTGAACCACCGTATAGCCTCTGCGCTATCCAGCGGCTTGCCAACAGCGAAGCGCAGAAGAGCCTTCTGCATGTCAGACCCCTGCGGGCTT